CATCCCCAAGCCATCGACGTCAGCAACGTCGCTGTCGTTTGAGATAGTCATACCGATACGGTTGACTTCAGTCCGTGGCGCAAGCTTCTGTACGTCACCTGTGCGGTTCATGTTGGCACGGTCATAGATGTAATACTTGTCAGACTGACGCTGTACACCTACCGTGGGAAATACCTTATCTGCGATAAAGTTCTCTTGTGATTGTGCATAGGCCAGTGTCAGGTTAGACAACGGGCGGTCGATATGCACCTGTGATGGGGTTAGATTTGGCATAATTATATTCCTTATTCTATGCTATTAGGCGTGTGCGTTGCCAGTAGAGCCAAGTTCAATGGCGATAAACTGACCAGTTACGCCAGCTTCGTAAGCACGTCCGAGAATGACGTCGTTAGCAGTAGAGTTAACAGCAGTGCCATTCCCGCCGCCTGCAGATACATCGTCACCGATAGTGACTGTTCCGCCACATTTGACCATGACTTTGCCAGATACGGTAATGGTGGATGCTCCGCCTGCGATTGAGCCTGCTTCGATGACGCCGAAAGCTTGGGCTCCATCACCACAGACTGCGGCTTTACCAGCAGCGTCCATAGCAGCGAACAGGTGTTGCTTTGCTGTAAGATCAGCAGCAGCGATTAGTGTGCGGTTGTCCCGTGATTGAGTAACAGCCATTTTTATTCCCCTTTATAGGATTTAGTGATCAGAGCTTTGCCTTCATCAGTCTTCGCTACGGCAGCGTAGGCCAAGGCATGCTGGCTCTTCTTCATTTTGTTATCGTCCATGTAGGACTTTACGAGTGCTTCCAACTTATCAGTCGCCGTGGCGAACTCTCCGTCTACGTCAGATTTACCCAGTTCAGTCATGCTGTCAGCAAAGGCTTTGTCGGCTGCTTTGAGTGCTTGCATGATTGTCTCTTCGTCTCCGAAATTGGCAACCAAAGATTTGGCTACTTCAATGTCAAAGTTTGGCAATTCGGCTTCCGCATGCTTAACCAAGATGGCATCTGCTTTAGCAACTTCTGCTTCTTCCAGTGCCTTCAAGATAACCGCAGGGATGTCAGCTTTGTTGATTTGCTCATCGCCGTAAGTTACAAACTCAGGCTCAACCGACTTTTCGATCGACTCTGCTTTAACGATGTAACCAGCTTCTTCTAGCGACTTGCTAAGGCGATCAACCTCGGCTTTAGCTAGGCCTAGTTCTGCTTTGACTGTATCAACTTCATCAAGTGGACCTTGAACGTCCTTCTTCATGTTCATGTTATACATTTTCATAGCTTCGTCCTCGGACATACCTTTGTCCATAAACGGCTTTAGCTTTGCTTTCATGTCATCTGACATTTTCTCTACTTCGTTCTCCATAGTATCTCCCTCGGAGTTGTCCCTTTTATAAAGAGAGACCATTGCTTGTTTGTTGGCTGGACGATCTACTAAAGACAGTTCATCCAGTTCTAGTTGTTTAAGTAAGTTAGGCATCATAAGATTCCTTTACAGCACGACCGCCTATCGAGAAGGCCGCAAGTTCACCAGATTTGACCCGAGCCCAGACGTCATCATCGTACACTTTAAAAGCTACGACCCATCCTTCACGGTCACTCTGGATGCCAAGGGATTCACCGATCTCTTTAGTGATAGGCATGGAGTGGATAACCGCCCCAATCTGCTCCCCTTTGTGCATTTCTTTGCCGACACGAATGTTCTCCATGAAGTTGTTCACGGCTTTAACAAGCGTCTCTGGTTCGATGACATCGCCTTGGCGATCAACCACAGGTTCGCCCTTTTCGGTAACGACTGAGGCCCATCCGTAGACGAGACGTTGTTCATCGTCTGCCTTGAGGATTTGTCCTTCGATATTGTGTTTTGTGAGTTGTGACACTGAGGTTCCTCCCTCCCACATTCTGCAAGACCAATATCCTGCTGTTGTTTTGTCCTTCTTTGAGTCGCAGTTATGCCTTGCACGGAAGTTGGCCCGAGCTTTCGGGTCATCCCGTCGAATCTCCATGTTGGGATCACCGAATGATACACGCTTGACTTTCCCTCCACTCTCTACAAAGACTTCAAATTTCTTGTTGCCACCCTGTATTCTACGGGGCTTATTTAGTGTGACTTTCTCGCCCTGATACTCGGCCATTATGCTTGGGCTCCCATGCCAGCATGGTTTGTACAGTAGTAGTGGAGAGTAGGTGTGCTTGCGGTTACAACTATTGTGACTGTTGCCCCAGAGGAGCCAGCAGTACCCGATACAGTTACGCCTGTAGAGTAAATAGAACCCCCAGCATGTGTCCCATTACCTACGGTGGAAAACCGGAGTGGGTGACTAGAGTTAGAAGCATCTGACTGATCAAAGACGTAAGTCTTGCCTGCAACAAAACCTAGTGTGGGGCTAACTACTCCACCTATGTAATACTTGTTACCTGTACCATACGAGTTAGTGCCAGAGGCTACTGTTACTGTGTAGCTTACGTCAGAGGAGAACTTAGCTAAGTATTCCTTGAACCACTTAGCCTCTTTGAAGGTAACAAACTTACTTAGCTTGGCTGGGGATGATCCGTGAGTAACGTCATACTTAGAAGTAGCTGTGTTAAAGGTAGCTATGTTCTCGTTGTTGTTACTGGCATACGGAGACTCTGATCTGGCAAATTTGTTATAGTCAGTTGATGAAGTCATTATACACTCCTACAACGAAGTATTATTGCACGTTGTAACTTGGTTGCTATGCTTGTCTGTACTGTGCAGAGAAAGGTGTAATCTGTCAGGTCTAGACCACCAGCGATGTAAATTATGGCGACCTTATTATTAACGAGTGCTTGCTGGATATTTTGAATACTGTCAGTAATAGCACCACCAGATGCGGCTGTACGATCCTGTCCCGCATTTAAGACATGCTCAACAGAGTTGGTATTAGACCGTACAGACCAAACCACAGAGTTGATTGTAAAGCCTACGGCTATGTCAGACCAATCTATGCTGTAATCTAATAGTTCATCTGGGTCTTTGTTAGGCCAAATAAGGCTCATGTTTTGTCCTCTTATGCGTCTAAGTGTTGCTTCGGCAGTGCCAACTTAAGATGCCTTGGGGTAGCAAAGGTAGGATTGACAATACGGCTCTGAGGTATGCCAGCAGAGACACCCCTTTTTCTACTGTAGAGGTGTTTGATTGCCTCAAAGTCAAAATGTATTGCGAGCTGCTCAATGCTAAAGTTATGGTTTTCGTAAATAACAAAGCTCGGAAAGAACATCGTAATCTTGGTTAGGAGTTCAGGATTTAAAGATAGCTCTGAGGTATCTGGTACACCTGTGCGTGACAGGTCTAACTTTTGCTGTACACCAGCGACACCTACACCTAAGTTTAGTTTGTCAGCGATAGGTACAGGGTTAGTTAAAGCAGTGTGCTTGTAGTCCCAGTTGAGGTTCTCTGATAAGGTAAGGTCAGGGGCAGCAGGAGCGACTATGTTAGCAGCGCCTCTGATTTCTGAGTCGGCAGCAGCCGTACCCGTCATCAAGTATGAGGGCGACAAAGCTGCAACTTCAGCTAGGATAGTTAGGTTATCTGTGGCTGGGTGTCCAAGGGCGATAGGGAAGTCAGGAACAGGGAAAGCAATATTAGCTTGGATTGTTCCAAGACTTTGAGTGGCCTCAACAGTTTCGGGAAGCTCTAAGATATTTACAGTGCTAGTAACTAATGGTCCGAGACTTGTGACTAGCTCATACGTAGTGCTTGCGTCATACCCTGGAAATTCGTTAAGATTCTTACGAACAGCCTTAGGGCCAGCTAATATCCCTAACTCAAAGACCTGATCAAAAGAAACAGCAGGGGCGTCATTTACTACAAGGTCTCTGCCAGCATAGGGGTAGATGTGATCATCAGCGGGTCTCTTAGCTTCAGCAACTAGCTGAGGTCTTGCTGGGTTTAAGAACCACTGCGGGTCAGGTAAGCTGGCGGTGCCAAGGTCAAAGCCTTCCGTGATCACATCACATTTAACAAAGACACTGCCAATTTCAGGGCTGGCCTTGCCACGACTAGGTAGGTCAGCAATCTGTGAGGCTATCGTAGGAAGGTGTGTTATTGCCTCTGTATGACCAGCAGCCTGATCAAAGAGGGGCTCAATAACATTAACTTGAATCTGACCTAGAGTCAAAGTTGTTAGTAGTGTGTGAGTTTGTGGTACAGGAGTGCCATCAGGGAAGTTAGCAGCAGTAATGGCTGGCTGTAGTTGAAACCCGTACTTTACCCAAGCATGGCCGTAATAGGTATCAGGTCCGGGATTTACCGTAGTTCCAGCCTTAATACGTTGGGCTCGGAGACCATTTATACTCGGATTGAGTGGGTTGTGGATGTCAAAACCTTTGGAGGGAAGGTCTTTAAATAAGTTCCTAAACTTCTCAGGTCCACCCATTCGTTCGTCTTGAGGGTTGGTAGTGGCCTGATAGTGGTGGTGG